ATGAAAACGATATTATTCAGTCTTCCTGGAAACGAAGAACTCACAGAGCAATTAGCAAAGAAAATGAATGCCGAAATTGGAGAAGCAACCCTGCGTAATTTTCCAGATGGAGAATCTTACACACGTATACTATCTGATGTGAAGGATAAATGTGTTGTACTAGTTTGTACCCTGTACGAACCAGATGAAAAACTGTTACCTCTTTATTTTTTAAGCCATACTGCCAAATCATTGGGAGCAATGTGCACGTGTTTGGTAGCACCATATCTTGCATATATGCGTCAGGACAAAATTTTCAATAAAGGAGAAGGTGTTACTTCTGGTTTCTTCGGAAACTTGATTTCAGGTTTTGCCGATAGTATTACTACAGTTGATCCTCATCTGCACAGGATAAGTTCTTTAGGCGAAGTCTATCACATCCTTAATAAAGTCATTCACGCTGCCGATGCTATTTCAGAATGGATAAAGGAAAACATAGAAAATCCAGTCCTTATCGGTCCCGATTCTGAAAGTGAACAATGGGTGTCTGAGGTTGCTAAAAATGCTGGAGTACCTTTTACTGTATTACAAAAAGTACGCCACGGCGACCGCAACGTAGAGGTCTCTGTTCCTGATGTAGATAAATACAAAAACGCTACCCCTATTTTAGTAGATGATATTATTTCCACGGCACGTACCATGATTGAAACCGTAGAGCATTTAAAAAGAGCAGGGATGAAACCACCTATTTGTATAGGTATTCACGCTGTATTTTCAGGTAATGCTTATCAAGATTTATTGGATTCTGGAGTAGAAAAGATAGTCACTTGCAATACCATTCCTCATCCTTCCAATTAAGGGCATAAAAACTAATAGTCCTAAAAAGAGTAATATAATTTTGCCCAAAAACCCTATAAAATAAAGGTTTCTTATATTTTTGCCGAAAAACAAGATGTCTTATTTTGTTAAATGTGGTTGAATGTGAATGGAATATTTTAAAACCATCTTCAAGACCTTTAAATAACCTTCTTATATGTTTTGCCGAAAACTGCATGCACTTAGTACTGTTAAGTGTTTAAATGGGTTTAAAAGCCTTTTAAATAGGTTAGATATTTGCTGGCATTTTTAAAATTATTGATTTTCTAATAGTATGCTAAAAGTGCTAAAATATGGTAGTTGGGTATAGGGCTGGGTATAGTTTTTGGGTATAGTTTTTGGCTAAAAATGGTGTTTTTGGGCTTTGGGTAGATGTAGTTACTGTTATGTTAAGTGTGTAAAACCCTTTAGGTGGGTTTAGGGTAGATGCCTTTTTTTTAGTCTAATCTGATGGAAATTTTAATATTTGCCAGTGCTTTTATTTTAGATAAATGCACCTCTTTATCTTCATGGTGTTTATTGGCAGAAACCAGTAGTATATGGTTATCATCTTTGCCTTTTTTAACAAATTTTGTAGTCATGTAAGTATCGCCACCAATATCTAAATAAAGTATGTATTTCTGCCCCCAGTAAATATCTGCTGGTATATCTTTAATTATCTTATATGCTAAAATATCACCACTTTTAAGTAAGGGGTACATACTATCACCAGTATTATAAAGTGCGCCATCGCACTTTGGGGCATTGGGTATGTGTAAATAATCTATAGGGTCTTGGCTGGATAAATCAGTAAAAACAGGTGTAATACCAGCTACAGACTCTAAACTATATAGAGGTATAGTTTGTAGGTCTATATCTCTATCTGTTTTTGACTTATATATTTGAGTAGGTTCTGTAACTAAATTATTGTCATTTTTTCTTTTTAGTTCCAAATTACTATTAAAAAGAGTATTTATATCAAAATTCTCTTTTATCAGATATTCAATATACTCATTTGGAATAAATTTTTTACTGCCTTGCTCTATTTTTGATACATCTTTTTGAGTCGCGCCTACATTTCGAGCAAACGTAGTCTGTGTCTGCCCTAGTAACTCTCTAGCTATCTTTATTTTATCAAAAACATTCATAATAATACTAAAAAAGTATATTTTGGTTTGCAAATATACTAAAAAAGTATATCTTTGTACCTCAAAGTATAATATTGAGCAACAAATATATGAATAAAAAAACCAAAGGTCGCAAAAACTACCCATTAGAAGCTAAAGTAATAGCTGATATAGCTAACGTATCTGAAAGCTATGTAAAGAAGGTTAGAACTGCTGAAACATCAGGGGTAAATATTCTAGGTGAAAAGGCGCAGATTATTAAAAGTATAGATATAGCTGCTGCTCAAAATCAATCTTTATTTATTAAGCAGTTAAAGGAAATCGTAAAACTACCAGCATAATGCAGTATATAAACAATTCTTTGTGTTTAGAATTTAAAGAGCTTGTGCCTAGTGTTATGAGTAAGAAAAACTATGATTATCATAGGGGTAAAGGTAATATTGAGGTATTTGGTGTAGGGGGTAATGGAAGAACTGTGTTTGTTGATTATGAGAGTTTATCTAGCAAACACAAGCAAAACGTACAAGATTTGTATGGTTGCCCTTACAAATACGCTTTAAAACAGCCTTTACTAAACGCAATAAAGCACGACCAAGCTGCACAAGATTTTTATACTAGCTATGTGTTACCTAATGGGTTAAAGCTGCCAGCTACTGATACAGATTTAAATGGCAAGCCACAGATTAACTATGTAAGCAGATATACTACAGCTGCTAACTGGCTAAACATGCTACAGGAGCTTACAGCAGATAAAACTACACTTAAAAAAGAGTTTAACATATCTATAATGGAATTTTGGAAAGCTGTTTTTGAGCTTATTAAAGTTAAAGGCGTAAAACTGCCAGCAACACGTAAGCATTTGCTACCAAAATTAAAAGAATATACCAAAAATGGGTATGAAACTTTAGTAGAAACGCATAAGTTTGGAAACAGCTATAGTGCTAAAGTAAGTGATGAAACTGCTAAAGCATACCTGTTTAAACTGCTTTCTTTACGTAACAAGCATGCAGATACTACTGTAGCTGAAGAATATGCTAAATATTGTAAGGAATTTGGTGGCGAACCTATTACACCTGAAGCTGTAGGCTACTGGCGTAAAAAATGGCATTTAGAATTGTCTGTAGAACGTGATGGAGTTTCTAAAACCATTAGTAAATACACTAAAAACACCCAAAGAGAAAGACCTTCTGCCCCACTTCTACTAATTAATGGTGATGATAATAACTGGGATGTTTACTTTAAAGGCGCACCAAAAACAGACTGGTACAGACCAGCTATTTATGTGGTTATTGATGCCTATAATGATTACATACTAGGTTATGCTTGGGGTAACACCATTACAAAAGACGTAGTAAAAGAAGCTTTTAGAAACGCACACAGGCATATACAGGAGCTTACAGGAGATAATTATATATGGCAGCAGTTGCAAACTGATAGATGGGGTATAAGTGGTAAAAACACCACAGAAATAGAGCAGTTTTACAACAGTACATCTACCTATTTTGCTTCAGGATTGCAAACCAAAGGCTCTAACTATATAGAGCAGTCTTTTGGTAGTACTTGGCACAAAATACTTAAACAAGCTTTCCCTAAAAACTATGCTGGGCATAACATTACAGCTAAACAGCGATTAAATTCTGAAACCCTAAAAACCAAAGATTTCCCACACGTAGACCAAGCCCCAAAAGCAATACACTTGTTTATAGAAGCAATGCGTAATACAAAACGAAAAGGGTCTGATTTAACACGTAAAGAAGAATGGCTACAGGCGTTTTATGAAAGCGATAAAAGCAAAAAACGTTTGCTATCTGAAGAACAACGTTTCTTAATATTTGGTAAACGCAACCTAAAGCCTAACAGTTTAGACCTACAAAAAAACGCCATTACCAAAGATGGTATAAGAGTTAAAATAGGTAAAAAAGAGCATGTTTACGAGTTAAGCCAATGGCAAATAGCTAAATATATTGGTAAAAAAATGAATGTTATTTATGATGATGCCAACTTAGATAGTGTGCTGCTTACAGATGGCGATAAACTACGCTTTGTAGCCCATAAATACATAAAAAACCCAGCAGCTCTTGCAGATTATAAAGAAGGTACTGCTGCCTTAATTAAGGCACGTTTAGAAGAAAAAAAGGTAATAATGCCTTACATACAAGGTTTTTCTGAAGAAAAACAAGCTTTACTAGACAGAGCTGGTATAGATGCAGAAAGCAGACTACAAGCTGGGGTATTAGTTAAAGAAATTACTTACAAAGACCAGCAATTAATTACTGCCAAAAACAATGGTGCTAAAGTAATTGAACTGCCTGTAGATGATGAAGAAGAAGTAGACCCATTTGAACAAATTAGAAATAGATAGAATTATGAAACAATCACCAGTTACAATTGAATTTGAAGCTACAAAAGAAAGTATAAATGCTGATAAATTAATTAAGCAACTTTTTATAGGTAAAGTAGTAGAAGAAATTGGTTATGAAAAAACTAATAAGCTTTTAGGCGAAGCTGTAGATGCAATTAATGGAACTATACCACTATATCGAAAATCATAATAAAAAAGCGCAGCAGCTTCTACGAAAAGCTACTACGCAATTAACTGTAATTAAATACAAATACAAAAATGGAAATTTTAGACGAACAAAAAAAGAAAATCACAAACGACTTGTACAACTACGTGCAAAACATGGCAGATGGTTCAGCCAATAAAGCCAGCCAAATCCTTAGTGGTGTTAGTAATGCTACCATTAGTAACGTGTTAAATAACAAACACGAAAAAGTGGCAGATACCATGTGGCAAAACATTAAAAACCAAGTATCTAAAAAAGGCGAATGGCAATATGTGGCTATAAGACCCAGTATTTTTATAGAAAAAGTAATACAAGATGCAGCTGAAAACTCTAGCGTAAAAGGTTTGGTAGGTATTGCTGGTGGGTGCAAATCTAAATCTGTATTAAGAACAGAAACCAATAATGTTTTTGTAATAAGCTGCCATGAATACTTTACCAGTAGAGATTTTTTAGAAGCTATCTGTGAAGCTATGGGTGTAAGAATATATAGTGGTAGAATAAGTACACTAATGAAAGAAATTGTAAAGCATCTTTTAAAGCTTAAAAACCCTGTAATTATTATAGATGAAGCAGATAAGCTAGACAGAAAAGTGCTGTACTTCTTTATCAGCTTATTTAATGCCTTAGAAGGTAAATGTGGCTTAATTATACAAGCTACTCACTATCTACAGTCTTTTATACAGAATGGCGTAGATACAGGTAAAAAAGGCTTTCAAGAGATTTACAGTAGAATAGGTCAGATTTTCTTAGAAGTGCCTAAAATCAACTTAAATGATGCTAAAAAGATATGTAGAGCCAATGGCTTAACAGATGATTTACTAATTACAGAAATATTTAACAGCTGTAATTACGATGTACGTGTAATACGTAATGATGTTCATGCTCACTTAAAAAAGCAATAACCATGACACATTTAGACCAAATACGTAAAGAAAACCAGCAAGTAAAAAGCCAAATAGAAACACTTTTGGGCTGGAATAACAGCACTTTCTGCCATTTTCAGGAAGCAATGGGTTATACCTATTTAAAAGATGAACTAGGTAGCGATTTTCAGTCTGCTAGAGAGCTAGTGTACATGAAAACCTTTTGGAACTGGTGGAAAAATCAATGGGTAAAAAGAGATATGCAGTTTTTAAAAGATGTTATGGCTACAGGTAAAAAACTACCTCAAAGCATCTATAGAAAAGAGCGCATAGAAAGTACCTACATGCAATACCATAAAGCAAACTCTATACTGTTTTCGCCACACAAAGAAACCATGAGAGCCAGCTATTGTAGGTTTATAGGTAGAACAAATAAAGAGGTGGTAAATGGATAATATCATATTAAAAATAGTAGCAGAAGCTTATGGTTTAACAGTTTCAGATATACTTTGTAAATCAAAGCAAGGTAAACGCCCTGAAGCTGCTAGAATGGTTACACTTTTATTAAACAAACCAAAAGAAAAGCCTAGTAAAATAGCCTATTCTATAAATAGAGAAAGAACCGCAGTTTACCACAATATTAAGAAAATAACCTTTGAAATTAAGCACTATAAAGACGTTCAAGAAAAATTTAAAACCGTAAAAATGAGTTTTACAAACTATTTAGAAAAGACTAAAACAGAGCTAGAAAGCTGGCTAATTAACAACCCATGCCAAGACCAAAAAATAAGAGAAGAAAAGCTAGAACGCTTGGCAGAAGTAGAAGAAACACAAGAGTATATTACTAATCTAAAAATAAATTAAAAATGAGTACACAAACCGTAGAAAAACCAGTATCTGAAATGAGTTCAAAAGAACTAGAGCAACTTTACTTATCACGTAAAAAAGCAGAAAAAAGAAAGCGAGATAAAGAGCGCAAAGCCTATATAGAAGATAGAGATGCTAACATTTTAGAAGCTATTGAAGCAGCAGAAGAGTTAGCAGAACTTCTTAAATACTTTAAAGAAGGTTTAGCAGAATTAATGGTAAAACAACACGAAAAACTTGCTAGTTATGGTGATATAAGAAGCAACTCTAAAGGTGGTTTTAGTATTACCAATGCTGATGGTGATATGCGAATAGTAAGGCGTAGAGATACAGAACCAACTTGGGATGAACGAGCAGAAAAAGGAGTCTTACTCTTAAAAGATTTCTTAGGTGATGTAGTTAAAAAACGTGATGTAAAAACCTACGATTTGCTAATGGGCTTTATGATACGAAACGAAAATGGCGACCTAGAACACAGTAGAGTTATGGAGCTTTTAAAGCATGATGATTTTTCTACAGATAACAGATGGGTAGAAGGTATTAAACTGGTAAAAGAAGGCTACAGCAATGTAATGAAAGGCTATGGCTACCAATTATTACACAGACCAGCTGAAGGCGATAAATGGCAGAATATTAACTTATCATTTTCAAGCTTATAATCATGGAAATAGACAACATTATAGCAGCATCTGTATTGGTATTATTTATAATTTTAATTGGCTTAACACTAGCTTTTATATGGGGGTTTGTAACCTTTATGATACTTCTAAAATCAATAGTATCATTTGCATTAATTGTGGTTGTAGCAGCTCATTTTGTAGATTAAGCTTATGACACCAGTACTAATAACAGCAGTAAGTATAGCTTTAGTGCTATACCTCGTAAAACAAGAACAAAAACCTAATAACTATTTAGACTAATGGCAATAATAATTAAATCAATATCTGAAGAAAGATTTACAGTAAATGGCAAGCTAGTGTACCAAGATATGAGTGGCAAATGGCATGGTAAATTTTTAACACAAACAGAAACAGCGCAAGCAGAAAAACATATAGCAACTTTAGAAAAACAAGCATAAATGAAAGTATTAGGCGTAGTACAATTCCACCAAAAAACCTTTAAACTATTAAACTTAAAAAACAGCAAATTTAAAGGTTTGCTGGGTGAATTAGCACAGCTTTTTATAGCAGTTATTTATGGCTTTAGTGGTAATGGAAAAACAGAATTTTGCATACAACTTGCCAAAGAGTTAACACAATTTGGCAAGGTTGCTTGGTTAAGTTACGAGCAAGGGCATGGCTTCGATTTACAAAGAGCCACAACTAGAAACAAAATGAGCGAAAAAAATGGCAAGTTCTACATTATAGACCCCATTGCTAATAAAGGCGATAACGTAAGCCTATTAGAAGATTTAGACAATTATTTAAGTAAAAAAAATAGCCCAAAGTACATTTTTATAGACTCTGTAGATTATACAGGTTTTAGCTGGGATGATTACCTGTTTTTAAAGAAGAAATATGCCAATAAAAAAGCCTTAATCTTTATAGCACACTCTACTAAAAACGGAGTGTTCAAAAAAAGAATATCAGAACAAATAGTGTTCGATGGTGGTTTAGGTTTGTTTGTTAAAGATTTTATCTGCTTTCCTGAAAAGAACAGGTTTGGTGGTATAGAACCATACATAATTTATGAAAAGCTAGCTAGAGAGCGTAACCCAGCTTTCTTTACCAAAAGGCTACAGGAACAAACCCAACCTGAAAAGCAAGGGAAAAAGACCAAAAAAGCAAAACAAACATAGGGGTTAACAGCAAAAAAAGGTACAAACATAAGGGGGTATGTACCCTAAAAAACGCTGTAACCCCTATTAAATAAGGAAAACACTAAAAACAGACAAACGCATTTTAATTATGACACCTAAACAATACAATTTAGCACTGGGTTTATTAAGCAGAGAAGGTTTAGCCTTTGCCCAAGAAGATTTAGCTTACGAGTATAGCAATGGTAGAACTAGAAGCCTAGAAAAGCTAGACTATAGAGAAACGCAAAACCTTTTTGCACAACTTAGGCAACCAAGCCCAAAAGATAAAATGAAACGTAAAATTTTATCTATGGCACACGAAATGCGTTGGGAGCTTGGAAGTGGTAAAGTAGATATGGTGCGTTTAAATGCTTGGTGTGTAAAGCACACGCCTTCGCACACTGTTTTTAACAGCATCCCTGTAAAAGATTTACCAAAAGTGGTAAGCATATATGAAAAGATGTATAATGAGTTCTTAAAACGCTTATAAATGGCTCAAACCGAAAACTGCCCACACACAGAAACCTATATTGTAGTTTTAGATGCTTTTGATATGCACGAAATGATTGGTTTTAAATGTAAGGCTTGCAAAGAAATCGTAAAAACACAAACAAATTAAAACAATGAAAAAACACCCACACTTAAATTTATACTGCAATGCAGATGGTACAAGACTCACATTAAATGGCAAGCTGCTACATGTTTCCTATACTGTAAGAGATGGCGAAAAACAAAGTGGTACAGTATCTATCAATGGTAAAAAAAGAAGTGCAGCTACTGTAATTTGCGAGTGCTTTTATGGCATGCGTGAAGATAAAAGCTACTTTCCTGTACGTAAAGATGGCGATGCTACAAACAACCATCCATCAAACTTGTCTTGGGGCAAAAGACGTGGAGCAGTAAAAATAGCTGAAAAGCAAATAAAGGAATTAAACAAAGCTTTTGCCCAAGGTAAAAAAGTTAAAGACCTAGCAAAAAAATACAATGTAACCCCACAAACTATTAGAGGTTATAGGAAAAAGTATATAGAACGTTTGCCAGTAGTAGATGCAGAAACAATTAGTTAATTACAACCAATTATTATGAATGTAAAACTAAAGCTTAAAATGAGCCAGCTTACAGAAATTATAAAAGCCATACAAGAAGATAGGCTCACAGAGCATCCTTCTAGTTTGGTAGAAAAAGCGAGCTACTATTTGTACAGAAGTGCCTTAAAGAAGCTGCTAAAAAAGCAAATAGATAAAACCGACCTTACAAAAGAAGGCACGTTTACAGTGTCTTTTTCTTATCCTGAAGCCTATACAATTTACTGCGTGCTTTTAGAGTGCAATTGTGTAGATGTGTATAGAGCATCTGTAGTTAGAAACGCAAGTGCAAAACTGCACCAAAACTTACAAAGCGCATGAAAAAATATTTAGTAACCCATAAAAAAAGTAAAATTACATTCCTGTTTGTATTTGATAAAAACGATGTAATTATAGAGTACAAAAGCGATTTTACCAGCAATAGTAACACAGCCGAATTTTTAAGAAATAACTTTCCTTTTGAAAGTAAAGAGCTAGACTATTTTAAGCAGTCTAAATCGTTTAACATAGAGCTACTAGAGCAAGATTTAAGCTTTAAAGCCTTTTGGGATGCCTACGCAAATAAAGTAGGTAATAAAGGTAGAGCAGAAAAATTATGGAACGCTTTAACACCTACAGACAAAGCCAAAGCTTTAAGTTATATAAAACGCTATAACAATTTGCTACTACAAAGCAATATACAGAAGCTGTACCCAGAAACCTATTTGAACCAAAGAAGATTTGATAATGAGTAACGATATAAAAGAATATTTAAACATAACAAATGAGGATAATATGCAACTAATGAAACGTTATCCTGACAATTATTTTGATTTAGCAATTGTTGACCCACCTTATGGAATTGGCGAAAGCTCTAATGATAATAAAGGAAGGTCTAAATTAGCTAAAAGCAAAGACTATGGAAGAAAAACATGGGATGATAAAGCTCCTAGTAAAGAGTATTTTAAAGAGCTTAAAAGAGTTTCTAAAAATCAAATAATATTTGGCGCAAATCATTTTATTGAAAACATACCAAGTGCTAATAGTAGTTGTTGGCTTGTTTGGGATAAAGTAAATGGGCAAAATGATTTTGCAGATTGTGAATTAGCATACTGTAGTTTTGAAACAGCTGTAAGGATGATATCTTTAAGGTGGCATGGAATGTTGCAACATGATATGAAAAATAAAGAAATTAGAATACATCCAACACAAAAACCAGTTTCATTATACACTTGGATAATAAGTAAATACGCTTCTAAAAATTTCAACATACTAGACACACATTTAGGTTCAGCAAGTATTGCTATTGCAATTGATAAGTTAAATAAAATTGAAAAAATGAACCTAACACTAACAGCTTGTGAGCTTGATAAAGACCATTTTAAGGATAGTGTAAAGAGGGTAAAGGAAGAAACTAATTGGGTTTCTTTATTTAATTAAAATTGTAAAATTTAAACCATGAGTAACGAACAACTAAAAAAAGAAGTACTGGTATTTTTAGACCAACCTGATACAGAATTTCTATACGACAAAGCAGCTAATACAGATGATGTAGATGTTTTGCAGCTCTACCTAAAAAAAGCCAAACGAATTTGGGCTACCAACATTTCTGAAGCAGACCAATTAATAAAACAAGTACAAGATGCAAACTAAAAAACAAAGCTTTGTAGAAAGCCTTACAAACGTAGGTATTGGTTACACTATTTCTTTACTTTCTTTATTTTTTATATTTCCAATTTTAGGTATAGAAAGTTCTGCTAGTAAAAACATTTTAATTACATGTTATTTTACAGCTATTAGCATTGTTAGAAGCTATGTAATTAGAAGGTGGTTTAACAAAAAGAAAGCTCGATGAATTTTTGATAACGTGCTTGTTTATGGCACGTTTGCCCTAAAGCGCAAACAAACTGGCAAATGGGTTATAAACTTTGTTAGTTACTGTGTGTGAGCGTTGGCTTAAAGAGTGTAGTAAAGGGTTGCTTTTCGCAACTGTTTACGATAATAAGAAATAAAGAATTATGAAAGATAAAATTATATGTTGGTGGTCTGGAGGGGTAACAAGTGCAGTTGCTTGTTTACTTGCCATCAGATACTATGGAAAAGAAAATTGTAGAGTTATTTTTATAGATACTTGTAATGAGCATTTTGATACTTATAGATTTTTTCTGGATTGTGAAGAAATGTATGGAATTGAGATTGAAATAATAACAGGAATTAAGGATTATAAACCAAGATTAAAAAACTATAAAGATATTTTTCTTAAACGTGCTAAATATTACCAACCAAATAAAAATACTCATTATTATTCTATTGCCGATGTTTGGGATTGGTATGTAAGTTTAAATGTAAGTTATGGTGCTGTTTGTTCTACAGATTTAAAACGTGGTGTGCGTGAAAAATGGCAATTAGAAAATGAATATATGCACCAAGTTTTTGGATTTGAATTTGATAAAAAAGAATTTAACAGAGCAATGTCTTTGCACTTAAACCATCCAAAAGCTAAAGCAATATTTCCATTATTAATGAGAGCATTTAACAAACAAAAATGTATTGAAGTATTAACTGTTTTAGGGATTGAAATACCATTAGCGTATAAAGAAAGTTTTGGTAATAATAATTGTTTAGGAGAAGAATTTGGATGTGTTCAAGGAGGTATTGGTTATTGGCAAATGATATACAGAACTAATAAACCTTATTATATGAAACGTGCTTTGAAAGAACACGAATTAACAGATAAAGCGGGTTTTCAAGTAACAATGTGTAAAGAGCAAAGTAATGAAGCAAAAGATTTAGAAAATAAAAAAGACGCCTTATTGTTCTTGTTGCCACATCCTGATTACCCACAAAATAGAACTGTTTTAGACGTGAAAGCAAGAGAACCAAAACCTATGGTTGATTGTTCTGGTTTCTGTGGAACTTTTGATTTAAGTAAAAGAAGTGAAACTGAAAAGGAAATTAATTTTGAAAATAAGCAAATAGATATGTTTGAGAAAATAAGTGTATAAAGTGGAGACGGAAAAAGGGAAATGTGTTGCTTTTTCTGCAACTCTTTTACCGAGCGTTGGAAAAAAGCGGTGGCAGACACATTGTTACTAACGAAAACGTATAAGTTTACGGCGTTTTTCCGCAGGAAAAAAGGCAAACTTTAACGAAGCAAAAGAATAAAATAATAATATAAACAGTACTGCTAGTTTACGATGAAATTTATACAGTGTTGGCAATCTGGCACGATTAAAAAATGAAATAATTATGGGAAGAAAAAAAGGTGTATTGAATGGACAAGGCTATAAAGACTCTTGTACTTTTTGTGAAGGAACAAAATTTCATTGGGGAAAAAAATGTGGTGCTTGTGATGGAACAGGCTCTGAAAATGTAAGAAAGCAATTAGTGAAAGTATATAATGCAAAAAATGGAATTAAAATACGTAGCAACTTAAAAGCAGAAATTTAGTGCTTGTTGCCAACGTGCCACAGATAAGATTAGTTGCGAATTTAAAAACAAAATTATGTTAGAAAAAATAGAACAAATACACGCACTTTTAAACGTGCCAAATGTTGATGCAGACACAGAAACTGCAATAACAAATATGAAAATACTTAACCTATTAGTTGATTTAAGAGCAGAAGCAGAGCAATTAATTTTATCTGGTGTTGTGAAATCGTTGCGAGATGAAATGGCTATTGGTTTTGCACAGACTAAAATGCAAGTTTGGGATGGTGAGCTAACAAATAAGCATAGAGAAAAAGTGTTAGAAGATTGGATAAGACGTAATGGTGATGATTTGACTATTGCAGAACATATTGTAAAAGATGCTTATTTTTTAGCGGATGAAATGCTAAGACTTAGATAGCAATGTTTTACAACTACGTATAAACCTAATTCAAAAAAATGCACCTTATGAAAAGCGAAGCCCATATTAATAAAGTAGAAGAATACATTTATAAATGCTTGCAAAAAGATGAACTTACAAATGAAAATTTAGTGCAAATTATTGAACGTGTAAACGTCTACTTAAACTTAAAAACCATTAGTCAATATGCAAAAGATAATAATAAAAGTTACAATGGTGTTAAAAACCATCAGCAAATAATAAGCTTATTTGGTTGCAAGTTTGTAGCTGATAATGATTAATAAAAACCAAACGTCCTAAAAATAAAAAATATTTTGTATGTTTGTAGGGCAAAACATTACGCAGGGTCAATTTAGACTTTGTTTTTTTAAATAACGATAAGCGAACCCATTGTTACGTTGAGGGTGCTAGTGATAGCCCTAATCCATTCCTTGCGAATGTTTTGCACAACCGATCAGTGGGTTTCGTGTATATAATATTTTCAGATATGCAAAATGAAAATTTAATACCAGTAGTATTTAAGTTTAATGCTACACATCAAGAAATAAGAAGTTTCTTGATAGAAAAAGAATCTTGGTTTGTTGCCAAAGACATTTGCAACGTACTAGGATTGAGTAATCATAAAGTTGCGACATCAACTTTAGATAAAGACGAAAAGGGGGTAAGAAAAGTTTACCCCCTTAGTGGAAAAGGTGGTTTGCAAAACACTACAGTCGTTTCAGAAAGTGGTTTATATGCTTTAATAATGCGTAGCAATAAACCTGAAGCTCGTGTGTTTAGAAAGTGGGTAACTAAAGAGGTGTTACCTAGCATACGTAAAAAAGGCTATTATGGCAATGCGTATTTGCCCAGTAGTTTTACAGATGTTAGAGATGTACCTTACAGCAAAGTAAATTACAACCAAAAAGCCATACGTGTTTTAGAGGTACAAAACACAGCTTGGTATTCGCTTACAGATATACACAAAGCTATTGGCTCTAATACCTGTGCTACACAAGCAAGTAAAAAGCTAAACACTAAAAAAACCTTAGCTAAAAAGTTTTGGTTATTTGGGGCAACACACCCTAGTTGGTTTACTACAAAGCTGGGTTTTCAGCTTATTGTAAGTGCAAGTAAAATAGTAAAAACCACCAAACAAATTTCTTTAGAATTATGAAAAGTAACAACACCATACCCGCCCAAATATTTTTTAACACAGCCATTTCTACAGAAGAATTTGCAGAAATTATGCGTAAATTTTTACACGCAACTGTAATGTTAAATTTTAATGACGAAAGCCAAAACTACCAAGAAGAAGTAAAAAATGGTTATTTTTGGCTAACACAATTTTGTGAAGAACTAGAACCTAATACAAATACTTTAAAGCAATAGATTATGAAAAAAGTACTGATACTATTTATTCTATTACCAATATTTGTAAATGCTCAAAGCAATTATTTTACTTTAACAAAAACTGGGTTGATACCAACAAACGATAAAGATAAAAACCATATTATTTTAATTTTTGAGGGTATTGATAAAAAGAAGTTATTCCAAAAAGTAAAATCTTACATCCGTAAAATGAGTGTTTCTGATAAAGATGTAGTTGATTTTTATGATGATAGTACAATTACAGCTAACATAATTGCTAGAGACGTAGTTAATTATAAGAAGAAACTATCATTTAATTATAGATATCATTTAAACTACACTATAGATTATGAATTTAAAGATGAAGCAATAAAAATCTCGATTCCTAAAATAGTAAAAATTTATAGTACTAGAGTAGTTGGTAAAATACATTTACAGCAACGTAAAGGTGCTTTTCCTCAAATGATTGTCTTTAAGAAAAATGGAAAATTAAAAACACCTTCAGTTAAAATGTCAATTGAAGAATATTTTAAAAATTACTTTGATGGTCTTAAAAATGAAATAAAAACTAATTGGTAAAACCCTTTTAAAACCATTTAAAAGCCACCTTTAAACAGGTGGCTTTTTTGTTGCATAACTTTTTTTTATCAATCCTTGTAAAAAATATATTTTTGTTTATAGCATTATGAGAGGTAAGCACACTTTATATAATACAATAGTACCTGAAGTAACACCAAAGATGGGTGTGCAAAGTCAGCGAGATACAGGACTAGATAAAATGCGAGATAAAATGGCTCACAGGTATTACTTTCATGCTGTAATCTGTAGAAAACGTTATGATGATTGCTTAAACGAGCTTTACCTAGAATTTGATAAGCAAATAGATACTATTGTAAAACACTTGCAACTTCGTTTAGATTTAATTAACCACCTTACAAAAAACCAAACCACCACAACAGAACTAAAAAGACTCTACCCATTTTACAACTGGGTAACTCGTTTAATTTAGTTTGTATCTTCTCTATAAGTAGTTGTGTAGGTTAAATCCATTACTTTATAGCCATCAGGTCTTTCTTGCTCTATAGCACTTATTCTACTTAAATTACTAAAATATTCGGTTTCAAAACCTTGCAAGTTTTTGTGCCCTTTGTCTACAGTTCTTAAATACGCTAAACTTTTGGTTCTTTGTGCAGCCAGCATTTTATTATTGGTTTTACCTATAAAATCGAAACAAAAACTTACTTCTACAATAGCATCTACTATTTGCAGTTTTTTGGTAATGTTATCACTCTTAGGAATAGTAACCTTTATTAACGCAGCTGGAAATGCTACTGGTGGCTTTTCGTATTTCATTTGCCCTTTTTGTAAATCAATCCATTTTAATTCAGGCATTGTAGTTGTTAATTTTTCTAGTATTTCTGTAAAAATCTCTTCCATTATTGTTGTGAGTTAAAAAAGGTTGTAAGCCTATCTATTAGTATTCTATTTAATCTTGGGCTATGTCCCATAAATTGTCTTTGTGGCATTTTGTAATTTACACTTCGTTTATGGCTTTTAATAAGCTGTCTTTTGCCTTTACCCATAAAATTAGGCTTTACATGTTGCTTTACTTGAAATGTACCTGTAACACGTAAGCCTTCATTGTGTATAGCAGCATAAGGTACTTTAGCATTACCAGCAGAAATACGTACACGATTTTGTGTTACCATGCTTGGTTTAATACTGGCTTGTAAATTAGAGCTTGCATACAAAATACGCCCTTTACCTCTAGTTTTACGAGCTGCATACCTTGGGTTTAAAGGTTTCCATTTTACACCATCCCAATCTTGGTTTTGTGGCTCAAAACGTTCTTTGTAAAAACTGGTAGCAGTTTCTGCAACAATGTTTGGCACACGAGTATCAAACCTATGATTAAAGTTTGCAAACCAGTTGTTTATTTGATTTTCGTGTTTCATTGTTTAGCTAGTAACCCTTTTCTGTATTGCTGTATTAAAGCTTTGTTAGCTTCTAGGTCTACCAAATCTTCTATGGTTAATTCTAGGTCTTTTAAAATGGCTTTTACAGCAATGGTTTTATCATTAAAATAATGCAGATAAATAAAGCTTTCTGCATCGTTATTTTGCACCCAAACTTCGTGTGGTTTTTTTAGAGCAGCTAACATTGCATCTAATAAATCTACCTTCTTTTTACCTTCAGCAAATAGGTTGGCATCTACTTTTAAAATCCTGTTATTATAGTCTTTTAAATCTGCTACCAAAACATCTATTGTGCTTTGGTTAATAGGTGTATTTGCTGTAGCTACTTTTTTGGCATTACTATATTGTTGCAAGCCCCATTTAACAGGTTTTAAATCGTTTAAAATACTGCTGCTGTTATTTTGGAATGTATTTACATATTGCTGATTGGCTGTAAATATTTCGCCAGTTTCACCACGATTTACACCCCAACCTTGGGCAGCTTCTTTCGCATGCGCTGGACTTGTTAAATACGCATCTGCTTTCGCTTGATGTTTTTTAAGCTTGGCAGTATCTACTTCGTGTGCCATTAATGGTTTTACGTAGCATCTGCAATTCCAACCATTAGGTGGAAATAGCTTTGCCCAGCGTTTATCATCTGCGTTTAAAATAATATCGTGCAAAGGTTTGTGGCTGTGTCTTACATGTTCATCAAAAGCAGTTTTGTATTGCCAGTAAGGAAATACATCTGTTTGCGCTTTTAACCTGTGATACAAAGCTGCACTTTCGCCAGTTAATAAAGCTGTGTTGTATTCTGTAGCTAAATAATCTTGGTTATAGATTTTAGTTAGTCTACTGGCTTTTGCTTTAAAATCTGCAAAGCTTGTACTGCTTCTAAAGATTTCATTTAATTGTTGAGCAAGAGCTAAATTTTTAGCACCAGCAAAACGAAATAAATTCATTTCAAAAGCTGTAAGCATTGCTGGGTCGTTAAAATTATACTCGAAACCTAAATCTGTATTTAAAGCTACTAGCTGTTTATCCCATCCTGTTTTAAAACCTTTTAAAAGGTCTTTTAAATTGCTTTTAAATAGGGCTGCATCAAACTCAAAATTTCCATTTGCATCGTAAGCACGTTGTATAAGTTCATCAGAATTAAAAGAGCTTTCAAAGGCTAAATTAATTGTGTGGTGTTTTCCATTGGCTGCCCCAACTTTCGCTGGGGCTTTTAGAAAAAAATCTTTAACGTCTTGCCACCATTTCGCTTTTAGTTTTACCTCTTTTTCATCTTCAGCTTCGTCTTTTGTTTTAGAGGTTTTAGAAGGTTCTTCTTTGTCTTTCTTTTTAGGTGGTTTGTTTTTGGTTACATTTTTATCTTCAGGTTTTGGTGCAGCTTCTTCTTGCTGTTTTTTTCTAGCATCGTAATCATCAGGTTTTGGTAAATTAAAAGTTTCGTACAAATAATCATCTTCTATTGGTAAATTGTGCTTTTCTTTTAAATCATTTACAATAGTAATTTTTTCTTTAAGCGAAACATTGTCTACTTCTTCTACAGTAAATTTTCCATCTTCTGTATTAAAGCCATGAGCTTCTAGTATTTTAATGAAACGTGAGTTTAATACTTTTCGCACATAGGTAATATCGCCTTTAAATTTTCTATCATCACTTGTAGCATGTGTTTCTGCTTGTGCATAACCACTGCTATCTGAACTTGTAGTAGTTTCTGTAGTACCTAATAGAGCTTTAGAAATTTCATCGTTCATAGCTTTGTAAAAGTCGTTATGCACAGTGCTTTGTGCGCCTTTACTTTCTATGATTTTTATTTCTGTGCCATCAGGTCTTATAATTGTACCACCAGCACCAATGTCTAAAGCTTGCTTTAGTTTTAGGCGTTGTTCTTCGTCTGTACCATCCCAAGTAGCATCTATTATGGGTCTACCAAAAACCTGTACATACATTGCGTAATCGCCTATACCACCTCTTTTTAAAACGTAGTATTGAGCTGCTGAAGCAAACAAACCTAAATCTGTAGGGTCGCCAGCTTCTAAAATGGTTTTGCTGTAAATACCTTCTCTAATGTTTATACCTTCTTCAGAAACTGCATCATAAGATACTATGCCCTTTTCAGGGTAATAATGCCTTCTAGGAATAAGGTTTGAGGTCATTTCCCAGTTTTCGTCTTTGTTTTTATAAAACTTCGGTTCAAAAATACTATAGCCCCAAAATTTAGCATTTATAATTTCTTTACATAATTCTTCAAAACCAATAGAGTCTATGAGGTCGTTAATTTCTTCTACAGCTTCACCATCTTTGTTTACAAATTGCCAATTTGCACCAGTAACTGCATCTTGTCTTTTACCAACTACAGCTAGTACGTGTGCATCTAAAACTACATCGTGGTATAATTCCATGAGTAGCTTACGTCTTGGTGTTTGTGCTTCAGCAGACTGTATTGCTTGTCGCCATTTTGGAATATCTTGGCTGGTTCTGTGTATAGGTCTAACATCTACGTTTTGTATTACTACAGCATTTGGTGCATTGTCAGGGTTTTTAACCTTTGCGCTATTTTTTTTGTGTCTATTTAGATTTTTATTAATTCCCATATTTAAAAGGTTTAAAGGTTATTTAAAAGCTTGTTTTGCGCTTTGCATCACTACTTACTATAAAAGGTTCGTTTGTGGTTGTAACAGAGCTTAAAACCCAGCCTTTAGGTGTAGCTTTACCACCTTGTATTTTCTGAAGCCAGTTTAAGGCGTTTTTATAGCGTGCTTCTCTAAAGTCTACATCTGTATCAGGATTTGAAAGTGCTAGTAAATTCCATACAGTCATATCTTTTAAATAGAGTAATAGCATTTTATCTCTATCATTGTCAGTTCTGTTAAAAAGTTCGTCAGTATCAAACCTTTCTAAATAACTAATAGCTTCTAGTTCTGCTGCATCTATTGCATCTTGCACTAGGCTTGCTTCATCTCTTGTAATGGTTTCAATAATTTCAGGGTACAAGTGTGTGTTTAAATCGTCTATTGTTAGTAACATATTAAAAGTGTTTTGAGGTTGAAGCTCTGCTGTATTGCTTGCTTTCAATCTTGGTGAAATCTGTTCTTATTTTGCTATCTAAAACCCATTTAGCACCTTCTACACTATCAGGTGCGTCATCATGTGCTTTGCTTTTTGGTGATAAGGCTAAAAATTGCCCTTCAGTGGTTTCCATATCTTCAGAACCTACTAAATCTTCATTAAAGATTAGTTTGCCAGCTCTGTTAAGTGGTTCTAAATTGGCTTCTACCCTGTAGAACTTATCAGGTTTTTTGCGTTCATCTGCTTTGGGTACTAAAGTGGTTTTGTGGCGTTTGTTAGCTGCTTTAATTTCTATCTTTAAAGCATCATCTATCCAAGGGTATTCTATGTAGTAAAACACTGGTACTTTATCGCCTACAAACTCTTTAATTTGGTAATTCCAATCCAACATTTTGGCAACTGTAGTGTGGGCGCAAAACATTTTAATTACGTGGTATTCGTCTTTGTATTTACCTATTAAGGCTGTGGCTTTGGTATCGCCATTTTTTTTGTAAGATGGGTCTGTGTAAGCTACTAGAAATTTGTATTTGTGTAAAGGTTGCATTTTACCATAATGCAGTTTTTTAAACACCTTACCTAAAGTAACTGGTGTGTTAAAATATTCTTTTTGTGATGATGCCCAAGAAATCATAGAAAGTACTCTATCTATGTTTTCTTCGGTGTTTTTAGCCCAAGTAGATTTGCCTTTTTTATCTCTAATGTTTACAACTTTTGCACTTGCACCTGATTTTAGTTTTTTAGCAGTTTTAATGGCACGTTTCATACAGCAATCTTCAGCTATGATGTTACCACAAAAAACAATTAGCAATGGCTTAGATATAGAACGTGTGGCAAATAGGGCTTGCTCTAGCCAATTCCAGTTTTGTTCTACTCTATCAGGATTTCTACAAATTTCGTCTGTATCAAAATCATCTACAGCTATGGCATCAGGTCTTACTTCTTCATTACGTAAACCCCTTGGGCTTTGCCCAGCACCTAAAGCTACAAAGGTTGCCCCTATTTTGGTGTTAAAGGCGTTATCAGTCCAATCACCAAACGTTTGTTGCTTACCATAGTCGTTTATAATACGTTGGTTGCTTTCAAAATTAATCTTATAGGGCTTTAGTAATTTTACAGCAGAACCTTCTGAAGCAGATGTAATAATAAAAAAGCGTTTCTTTTTGGTTAACGCTAGTTTTATAAATTCCATCATGGTTCTAGCAGACTTTGCCAATTCCCTAGACCATGCACGTACTTCGTAATATTCAGGGTTATTCATTACCCTTTTTGTAGAGCTTCTATGAAAAGGAGCTGGCTCACTACTATAGTAGTTTGGAAAGTAATATTTAAACCATGCTTCATCATCTGCTTCTAAACGTTCTATACGTTTTAGCTTATCTTCTTGGCTTTCGTTCTTATCTACAACTGTAGCACGAACTAGGTCTTTGAGGTACTTATCCCAATCTTTTACTGCCTGTTTTTTTTCTGCAACTGTAGCCATCTATAATCTGCTTTTAATGAAACTATCTGCATATTTAGATAGCAATTGTGCATCTGCTAAATTTACCTTACGTATAAACTCTAATAAGCTTTGGCAACTGTGTATAATTTCAGGTAAACTAGCATCTTCTTCAAACTGTTCAATATTTTTCATCAGCTTGCTACGTGCATCACCTTCTTTGCTATCTGCAAAGCGTTTTCCTTCAGGTTTGGCTTCTATGTAAGCGTTAAAGTTTTCTAGCTCTTTATACAGTTTAGCTAACTGTTCTGAACGAGTTAGTAAAATGTTTTTTTCTAGCTCTTCCCATTTGCCTTCATTATACCATTTGTTCATGGTAGTAGTAGACACGTCTACTACTTCAGCAGCAGAAAGCTGTGTATGCCCTTCTTTGGTTATTAAGGTTCTAGCCCAAGATTTTAGCTTTTCTAGCTCTTTTTTGGTACGTCTTTTAGTTGTTTTTTTTGTTGCCATATACAGCAAATTTGCACCAACTATATAGCATCTAAAAATTACTTATTTGTAAGCATACACTCTACTGCTATTTAAGCTACACCCCTACTGTATGCTTGTGTTTTTACAATTTTTTTTACCTGAAAAACCCCTGTTTATTTGTAGTGTTCGAAGCAATAATTAACGCTTTATACTTATGAAAAAAAGCAGTAAAAAATTTAAGGTATCAACCGAAAAGAAAAACGATAAGGGTTTTCGTGTAAAAACAAGTGGTATAGATATATCTGCATACCAGCAAAACCCAATTATGCTGTACATGCACCAAAGACCTACAGGCAAAAATAGAAATGAAGCTGGGGTAATTGGCAACTTTGTAGACCTTACTAAAGAAGGTGATGTTTTATGGGGTGTGCCTTCTTTTGATGATACTGATGATTATGCCTTAAAGCTATATAACAAAGTAGAAAAAAATGTTTTACGCATGTGTTCTGCTGGGTTGATACCTTTAAAATGGGGTAAAGATGATAATGGCGATATATGGCTTTTAGAAAGCAAACTTGTAGAAGTTTCTTTAGCTGATATAGGTAGTAATTCAGAAGCTTTTTCTGTAGACCTCTATTCTGAAACAAATGGCGAACTGATAAAACTATCTGTAGCCCAAATCAAATCGAATTTTAAACCTGATACAAATATGAAAATTATCAAATTAAACGCAGCTGCTGTAGCTCTAGGCTTGTCTGCAAATTTAGAAACTGAAACAGCTGTAGAAGAAGCTGTAGCAAAATTGGTGCAATTAGCAACCGAAAAAGAGCAAACAATTGTAACACTTACTTCTGCTAAAGAAACTGCTGAAGGTGAAGCGCAAAAAGCTAAAGATGCTTTAATTGCTTTACAAGCAGAAACAAAAACTACCGAAAATAAAGCGTTTGTTGCTTTAGCACACAAAGCTGGAAAGTTTGTGGCTGCTGACATACCAAAGTATGAAAAGCTTATGGCTGAAGCACCTGAAACTGGTAAAGAAATTATTGAAGCAATGCCAGCAAACCCAACTGTTATGGAGCAGTTAAAAGGTGCTGAAGGTTCTGAAAACCCACTTGTTAAATTAACTTATGACGAGTTAGATGCTTCAGGCAAGTTAGAAACTTTAAAAGCAGATTTCCCAGCTGTTTTTGCAGAAAAGTACAAAGCAAAATGGGGTAGAGAATACGAAGTTTAACAGCATTTAAAAGCCTTTTAAAACCTTTTAAAACATCACTAAAAATTTAACACCAAAACCTAATTATACTAATATTATGAAACAATTTAAAATCAAATCCTACTTATTCAATTTAGCAGTAGTGCTATTTATAGCAGCATTATTTACGCCAATTACGCCAATGGTGGCAGTAGGTGCATCAGCAGTAGCTTTTACTACTGGTACAGTATTATCATTTACAAAAAGCTTAGGCTTTTACATGGCAATTCAAGTGCAAATTTGGCAAAACCATATTGAAGAAGAATTGTTTAAAGACAATGAGTTTTTAAGACACTCTCACAAAGCAGATGGTAATGTAATTAACTCTAGTGTAGTACATATACCACAATCAGGTGGAAGTGGAAACGTAGAGAAAAACAGGTCTAGTTTACCAGCAAATATTCGTAAAAGAACAGATACAGATATAGTTTATGTGTTAGATGAATATACAACAGACCCAGTTACTATTCCTGATGCAGATAAGCACGAATTATCTTACGATAAAAGAAGCTCTGTTTTAGGTGAGGATATGGATAAGTTAAAAGAAGTTGTAGCAGAAGAAACTATTTACAGCTGGTTAACATCGTCTGCAATTACTGGTTATGCTGCAACAGCTTTACCAAGTGCAAGTGTTTTAGAAACAACAGGAGCTTCTACAGCTGCAACAGCCCCAAGTGCAACTGGTACTAGAAAGAAAATGACTAGAACAGATTTGCAAACTGCAAAAACGTTCTTAAAGAAGCAAAAGAAATGGGTTAATGGCAAAATGTGTGCCTTAATTACCCCTGAAATGGAAGCAGATTTGTTTCCAGCTGGTGATTTAATTACAGCTACAGAAATGAACGCTGTAACTGAAGAAGAACGCAGAGAAGGTGTAATGTACAAAACACAAGGTTTTAAAATCTTTGTTAGAAACTCTGTAGTACGTTTAAATGCAGCTGGTACAATTTTAACACCTGAAGCAGCTGGTGCAGCTACAGATGATGAAGCAGCAATGTTTTGGTATGAAAAATCTGTAGAGTTTGCTTATGGTACAACTAAAGCTTTTGAGAACCTTAACGAACCAACTATGTATGGTGATGTGTACTCGTTCTTAGTAAGAGCTGGTGCAAGAGCAAGACGTGCTGGGTATGAAGGTATCTGCTTAATTAAGCAAGCAAAAACTGCCTAATCATTTAAAATGATGGTAGCACTAATTATAGCAATCATTGCCCTACAAATTGGGCAATGGTTGTACTCTAAAAAGTGCATTGATAACCTAAAACTAATAGCCCAAGAGTGGCGAGAAACAGCAGAAGCCTACAAAGATGAAATTACCAGTAAAAAAATTCGATTATCATTGGATGAAAAAGCTAGGGCATTTCATTTGGCAGATGAAGCAAAACAAACCAAAGCCAGTTAATGTAGCTTATGTAAGTGCTACTAATTGCATAGAAAAATACGGCTTGCCCAATGTTGAAATGGAGCGTTCTTTTATGGTGCTATACAATGTGCCTAAAGCAATCCTCAATTCAATCTCAACCTTACCAAGTCGTATTTATTGCAATTTAGATTTAGTAGCCCCTTTAGAACAGGCGTTAAGAAACATTATAAACAGAGGTTTAGAAGCAGAAGTTAAAACATGGGATGGTTGTTTTAACATCAGAAAAAAAAGAGGACTAAAAACATGGTCTTTACATGCTTGGGGCATTGCAATAGATATCAATGCAGCATGGAATGGTTTAGGTAAAGAACCTCAAATGAGCCAAGAGCTTGTAAAGTGTTTTACAGATGCTGGCTTTCATTGGGGAGGTAATTGGAAACGTAAAGATGGTATGCACTTTCAGCTAGCATTTTTACCATAAAAAAACAGATGAAAACATTAAAGTACTTCTTTCTATTTTGTCTATTATTTGAGTTGGTTTCCTGTGGAGTTTACAAACGTAATTCCACAGAAACCGATTTAAAACAAAATGTGGTTGAGCAACAAAAAAAGCAAAACAACAAAGTAATTTTAGAAATATTAGAAAGCACTTTAGATTATTATGGTGCAGACAGCACTACTGTTTTTAACCCAACCAAAGCCCAACCTAAACAGTGGACTTTAAACACCACTAAAACCACTAAATCTGTAGATAAAGGCACACTAGAAAAAAACATAGAAAGTGCCACAGATTTAAAGCAAGACACCAAAAACAAAGAAAACCCTTGGCGACCACCTTGGTATTTAAGTGGGCTAATTGTTTTGGTTTTGTTAGTCGCTTACAAAGTATTTAAAACCAAATTTCAAATCGTAAAAAGAATTTAAAACACCACAGATGAAAAAATCTAATATTAAAGAAAATGCTAAAATGATTTTAGCATCAAACCCAAAAATGGCAGAAGTGTTTATGACTTCTGATGGGCAAGGCTTTACTACTAAAGGTAGAGCAGAAGCACACCAAAACCAATTGGATGCTAAAAAAGAAGTAATCAACGTAAAACGTGATGAAAAGCCAGTAGCACCAAAAGCAGATGAAAGTCTTTTAGACTTGTCTGTGCCAAAACTTACAGAAGCTTTAAAAGAGCTTTCTGATGCAGAAGCTCTAAACCAATTACTAGCAGATGAAAACGCCAAAGGCGATGATGCTAGAAAAGGAGCTGTAAACGCAATTGAAGATAGATTAGCAGCTATTGCAGAACCAGTACAAGACTAATCTTTTAAACAACTTTTAAAACCAATTTAAAATGGGAAAATACGCATACGGAATTACAAGCTTTGAAGTGGGTGATATAGCTACACTAGATGGAGCTATCGAAAACCCAGTAGACCTAACTGATGTTATCTATAAAGATACCATTACAATAGACGAACCTGAAGCTACAGAAACAAACCACTTTGTAGAAGGCAGCAGCAGATACCCAGTAGTATCTATAGACGAAGCTGGCTTAACAAAAGTTATGGCAAACTTATTTGGTGCAACACCAGCGCAAAAAGTTAGCTTAATGGGTGGTGCTGTTACTACTGTAGATACAGTAGACTCTTGGAACGCACCTGAAGAAAATGTAAATATTGAAAAGTATTTAAAAATCACTTTAAAATCAGGGCATGTTATACAGTACCCAAGAGTAAAAGTAAGTGGTAGAACTACAGGAGAAGTTTCTGAAAAAGGTGTTTTAGTGCATCCTATTAAGGCAACTGTATTAAAGCCAAACTTTGCAGCTCTGAAACCTGTAATTATTGCAGAACCAGCATAACATGGAAAAACAAAACCCACATATTGAAAAATCTGTGGCAGATACTATTTTACAAAAAGGGGTTGCTATTAAATTACCAGCCCCTTTTTTAATACGTCTGTTTAAGAAAACCATACAACTAACAATTACTAGCCCATTTGAAGGTACAATGCACAGGGTAGCTCGCTATTATTTGTCTACTGGCTTAACTATAGATGATTTAGAAGGTATAACTATAGAACAGGCTTTGCAAACCCATGTAAAACATGGTAAAGCTATTAGCAAAGCAGTAGCAGTAGCCATCTTAAATGGCTACATCAAAGGCATGTTGTTTACCAATATTTTAGCTTGGTATTTACGCTGGAATGCAAGCCCACAGGCTCTACTTCAGCTGGTAGCTATTGTAGTAGTTAATGGTGGTACACAGGATTTTATAACTATTACCAAATCGGTTCGCAAGATGAAGTTAACGACACCGAACTTGGGTCAACAGACAAAAGGGAGTTAAAGCAAGTTGGCTTACATAGCCCTTGGGGTAAACTATTTGAAATTATTAAAGAAACTGGCTGGACTTGGCATTATGTGCTTTGGAAAGTAAATAGAGCCAATTTGTATTTAATGATGGCAGATAGAAGCAGATTTATAAGTACAAAAAAAGAAAGCGATGCTGATGATGATGTAATACATCAATCAGGATTTGATTACGCAGCAAGACACAAATAGAACTAACTATGAGTTTTCAACCTATTAATGTAGATTTTCTAATTAACGCACCTGAAGTAAAGGTATCTTCAGAAAAAGTTAAAAAGAGTTTGATGGATATTGGCTACACTGCTGAAGAAGCAGAAAAGAAAATAAACCAAAAAATGAATGCTGCTTTAGAACGCCAAGCGTTTAAAACTATGCCAGCTCTACAACAGCAAGGTGTAAGAACGCAACGTGTTTGGAATGGTTTGGGTAATTCAATAAATCAGTTAAGTAGAGAAATACCAGCCTTTGCTGTAAACGCACAAACAGGGTTTTTAGCCATTTCTAACAACTTACCAATACTAGCAGACGAAATACAAAGAATACGAGATAAAAACGCTGCTTTAACTGCTTCAGGTAAAGATTCTGTACCAGTTTGGAAACAAGTAGTAAAAGGGTTGTTGTCTTGGCAAACAGCCTTATCTGTAGGTGTTGCTTTACTTACTATTTATGGTAAAGATATAGTGAACTGGATAGGCACTTTATTTAAAGGTACTAAAGCTTTAGATGAACTAGCTTCTAGGCAAGAAGCAGTAAATAAAGCATTTGAGTCTACAGCTTATAAGAAAACAATTTCTGAATTATTTGAGTTAACGTCTGTAATAAACTTAGCAAAAAAAGGGCTAATAGATAAAGAAGTAGCTTTAGATAAATACAATGATACTCTTGGTGATGTTGTAGGAGAAACTGACGATTTAAACGTAGCAGAAAATAATGTAATAAACAAAGCACCAGCTTATATAAAAGCAATGTTGTTTAAAGTGGCTGCTATGGAGGCTGCTAAAGAAGCTGCTATAAATTTAGCTGAAAGCCAAAAAGAAATCAATAAGCTTTCTGAAGAAATTGATATAGAAAAAGAGCGAAAAAAACAACAGCAAGAAGCGCAAAGGCAAAGAGAAATTGAGCAAGCCAAGCAAGGTTCTACAGGTGTTACTGTTACAGACTCACAAGGAGATAGATTAAATCGCCAAGCAGAAATAACACAAAACTATATTGATGGTTTAAATGAAGATATTTCAGAAATCGAAAAAAAGCGAGATGAAGTAGTTTCAAAATCGCAAAGCGTAGTTGATAAGCTTTTTGAGCAGTCTGCAAAAATTGCAAGTGCAGCTGGTTTAGATATTTTTGGTACAGATGATGATGATAAAGACCCAGTAAAAAAAGTAAGTCAGTATCAATCTTTAATGGATAAGATAGCTGCCATAGATGCAGAATACACTAGAAAATCATTCACTAAAGAAGAAGAAGAACTACAAGCTTTAAAAGATAAGTTTGCTAAAATTAGAACCTTGGTAGAGCGTTTTAATGCAGACCCAAAAAACAAAGCAGAAATTATAGACCTAACTGCTTTTAATGCCTTAGAAGGTACTGCAACTTCAGACCTAGTATTTAGGCAAGAAACAGATGCCCTTAAAAAAGAATTACAAGAGCAGAAGAACCTGTACAAAGAGTTTGAGGACTACAAAAAAACATTTGGTGAAACAGCTGCCAAAGAAGAATATGCTAGTAAAATTACTGAAGCAGAAACCTACTACGACTTTTTAAAGCAGCTCGAAAAAGATAATGCTACTGCCTTTTCAGCAGTAAAAAATAGCAAAGCTACAGGTGGGCAAACAGAACGTGTTAATTTTATAAATAAAGAACTAAAAAAAGCTACTAAAGAACAGCAAACTGAATTTAATAAGCAGTTAGCAGATTTAATAAGTTACCACCAACAGCGTAAAATTTTAATAGAGCAACATCAGCAACTTGTTTTAGATTTAATTGCTAAAGGTGAAGGCGAAAAGGTAAAGCAAGCAAATCTTAAACACAAAGAAGAGCTAGATGCTTTAGACGATACCAATATAAAAAAACTAGCAAGCTACAAAGCCTTACAAAGAGGTATTATAAGTTTAACAAAAAGAGAAGCGAAGCTGGTAATTGCCAACGCAAAACAATTGCTAAATAAGGTAAATATATCTGATGATTTACGTGCAAAAATTAAAAAAGCTATTGCAAACTTAGAGCGTGAAATCAACCAGCAAAGTATAGATAATTTATTTCGTTACACAGAACGTTTAGGAGATTTTGGAACAGCACTACAAGATATTGGCGATGTTTTAGGTTCTAGTGATGTTAAAAATGCTGGTGCTTTTTTAAGTGGTATTGCTGGTGGTTTAGACGATTTTTTTAACGCCTTAGATGCAGAAACTAAAGAACAAAAAATAGCTGCTGGTATAGGTGCTGCTATTTCTTTAATATCTGTTTTTGCTAGTGCAGCTGCTAAACGTAAACAAGCTGAAGAAGAATATTACCTAAATGTTATAGGCTTTCAAAACCAATATAATTTAGGCTTACAAGAGCAAAAAAGATTACAAAGTGAACTTGCAGAAAATGTTTTTATGACAGATTATGTAGGGCGTTTGCAAGATGGTACAGCAGCTATTTTTTCTGCTAATGAAGGCTTACAAACTGCTTTAAATGAGTTGGCAGAAAAAGGGCAAGCTGTAACTGGTAAAAGAAACTCAATAGGTTGGGGTAATGTTGGTGGTGCTACAGCTGCTGGTGCAGCTCTAGGCTCTGTAATACCTGTAGTGGGTACATTAGTGGGTGCTATTGGTGGTTTTATAGGTGGTTTGCTGTTTGGTGGTAAGAAAAAAGACGAAATGACTGCCATTTTAAAAGAATACCCTGAACTTATAGAAATGTCTGCAAGTGGTATGCGAACTGTAAATGCAGAACTCGCAGAAAGCTTAATAGCTAACAAATTAGTAAAAGGCGAAACCAAAGAAATTTTAGAAAATGTAATTGCTTGGCAAGAGGAGTTGCAAAAAGCAAAAGAGCAAATAAAAGAGGTTATAGCAGATTTAGCTGGTAGTTTAGGAGATGATTTAAGAAACACCTTAGTAGAAGCTTTTGTAGCTGGTGAAGATGCTGCTGTAAAAATGGGTGAAACTGTAGAAAAGGTCTTAGAAAACGTATTGAGCAACTTTATTTTTAACCAAATATTTCAGCAAGCTTTTGATGATTTGCAAAAACAAATGGCAGCTTCTTTTGATTTGGGTGGTGATAATAACTGGGTAGATGATTTTAGTAGATTTTTTACAAGCGCATCTGCACTAACAGACGACTTTAATAAAGCTATGGAAGATGCACAAGCAGAAGCTGCTGCACTTGGCTTTTCAATATTTGATAATGCTACTAATAATAACGCTTTAACAGGTGGTATTCGTAGAGAATTAACAGAACAAACAGGCACAGAGTTACTAGGGCTTTTTAGAGGTTTTTACGACTTAACACGCTTTAATTTAGAACAGATGGAAGCGTATATAGAAGCAGAAAAAGGGCATCATAACACCACTTTAGAAATATTGGCTATGAATACATTAATCGAAGCCAATACTAGAGAAATGATACTGCACCTTAAAAAAGGCAATGAGTACCTAGAAAGTATAGACGAAACCACAGAAAGCCATTATTTATTTATTCAATAGATGTATAAAATCAATAACATACCACTAACCAATTATGGCATACAACCTAGCTTTGTGCAAGGTGAAGGTATTGCTATGAAGGGTATTTTTGATTTACCTAAAAGAATTGGTGATACAGATTACTCTTGGGCAGAAGAAAATAGCCTAGAACCTTATGTAGATGCAGACGAAATATTTTTAGAAGCTAGGGCTTTAGAATTTGCTGGCATTATGTTGGGTACTAAATTCGAGGTGCAAAACAACTTAGCACAATTTAAAACTTTAGTAGATGGCTTTACAGATTTAGTGCTTTTTGAAACGCCTTACGGTTCTTTTTCTGTACAAGTTAAAAACATCATTGCAAAGCAATTGCATGGTGTTACCAGTATAAGAATTATGCTATCTGAACTCGAAAAAGGGCTAATTGTAACGCCTTTACCACCACCAACAGTTTACCAATCTGCTGCATATTCAGAAACTGCAATCAAAAATAATTGTGATACTGGTTCTAGTGGTACAGAAGTAACTTTAACTGCTGATGAAGGTAAATTTACATCAACTTTAAGCCAAGCAGCAGCAGACCAATTGGCTATAAATTGGGTGCGTGAAAACAAACAAGACTATGCAAATGTAAATGGGTCTTGTACCCTAGACCCAGTAGTGTATTGGAATGATAAACAAGCTGGTAAATTAAGAAGAAACAACTGTGGCTTTAATAAAGAAGGCTCTGTAGTTGGATATACTGTAGAAGCTTTTACTTATAGCTCTTTAATTAGTAAAGCAGATGCCAACCAAAAAGCTATAGACGAAATTGATGCAAACCTTACACAACAATATGCAAATGAAAATGGTAGTTGTAGTTTAATATACTTCTATCAATTAAACAACACTGTAACTGGTGATACTAGAGTGTATGAATTTGTAGTAGCTTCTAGCTTTCCTGTAGGTACAAAATTTATAATTATAATTTATGGTGTAGTATTATCATATACTTCTGTAAATAATGATAGTTATACAGATGTTATAGATGCTCTAGTGCTTTTAATTAATGGCACAACAGCATCAGAATGGAGAGCAGAAGGGCAAGCACCTTTGCTTAGTTCTACAGAGCCTTTTCCACCAGTAGCAGAAAACAAACCACCACAAAACTCACCTTTTCAAGTTTCTTTTAGTGATAACACTCTAAAAGTAACTATGAATGCAAGTAATGTGGCAATAATAGATTTTGAATAATGGCAACCATCAATAACATATCATTTTTAACCTATGGCTTGTATTTAAGTGCTTACAATGGTGTTGCAGATTTGCTTGAAGGTAAAGAACAATTTTTTACCATTTATGGCAAAGCTGGTTATCAAATTACAAAAAGGCGTGCCAATGTTTTAGAATTACACGCATTTATTATAGCAGATAATTTGGCAGATTTTAAAAGTAAAACAGATGCTTTATACACGCTGTTTTCTTCAGCTGGTACTAAAACAGTAAATATTGGTAATGGAGATTTAGAAACATTTGCCAAAGAAGGTTTTACTATAAATAAAGTGTTTATACGTGGCAAAGTGTATGCAAAGTTTAATATAAAACTACATGTAATTGCATGAATGAATTAACAATATATAGAGGTACAGCACCAGCTACAGCAATTGCAAGTGTAAATATTGATACTAAAACAGTATTTACCCAAAAAGTAATGGAAGTAGAAGTTATTGAAGCACACTTTATTGTGCCAGCTGCAATACCTATTCAGTTGGGCGATTATGTTACCTTAAATAACAAAACCTACACTTTAGAACATTTACCTACCATTAGTAAAACCAATGTTTTTACCAATAAGTACAAGGTGTTTTTTCATGGTATTTTATACCAACTTAATTATAAGTTATTTATTTCTAGTGATGGGCTTTCTGAATTTTCTGAAGTAGGCACAGTAAGCCAATTCTTAACCCTAATTGTAGAGCAGATAAACCAAATACAAAGTGGCTGGCAAGTAGGCACTGTAGAAGAAAGTGGGGCATTACTGTTAGACTTTGTAAACGAAACCTGTTTAGAAGCTTTAAATAAGGTTGCAAACACTTTTAAATTTGAATTTGAATTAGATGGTAAAACTATAAACTTTAAAAAAGTAATAGGCACACCAAGAGATATTACATTCGAGTATGGGCGTAATAAAGGGCTGTACAATATAGAGCGTAAACAGGTAGACTCTAAAGCAGTATTTACAAGAGTGTTTGGCTTTGGAGGTACTAAAAATATACCTTTCGATTATAGAGATAGAGCTAAAAAACTTGTTTTTGAAGAACGTAAACTAGAGCAAAACACAGCCATTTATGGCATACGTGAAGCCAATTTTACAGACGAAACCATTTACCCACAAAGAACAGCAGCTATAACAGATGCAAATGTGTTTTTTACAAACGATGCTTTTGATGAAAACAGCTATGTAGCAGACTCAACTTTAGATTTTAATATAAACGATTTTCTGTTAGAAGGGCAAAGTGCTAAAATTGTGTTTAAAAGTGGCGATTTAAATGGGGTTGAATTTGAAATATGGAAATACAGTGTTTTAGACAAACGCATCTATTTTAAAGCCTTTCAAGATACAGATGGTTATACATTACCTAAAACTGGTAAAATGCCTAGAATTGGCGATTTATACACCTTAGTAGATTTAAAAATGCCACCTAGTTATGTAATACAAGCAGAACTAGAGTTAAAAAAGGCTACACAAGCCTATTTAGATGCCAATAGTGTGCCTAAAACCTTGTACGAAGTTAAAATAGACCCAAAATATACCAAAGCCAATGAAATAGTAGTAAATGCTAGTGATTTGGTTAAAATTAAAGATGTAACTCTTGGTGTAGATAGGGCTATACGTATTCAAGAGCTTAAATACCCTTTGGTAAATCAAAATAAAATTACTGCGCTTATTGCAGATTATATACCCTATGAGCTGCAAGACTATGTAAACAGAACGTCTACAAAAACTGTAAAGCAATTTCAGGCATTAAATAACAGGATTTCTAAATTATCTGCTACACAAAAAACAGTGTTTTTAAATCAATCTGTGCAAAATATAACCAACACAGTAACAGGTTCAAGTGGCAATACAATTGTAGTAAATAACCAAACTTTTTACTTGCATAAATCTTTTGATAATACCCAAGCAGATGCCTTGCAAACTGGCGATATTATTAGTGGCAATTTTTGGGATAGAAACACCTACGTACAAGCTTGGCAGTTTTTAGGCAATAACAAAAACATACGAAGCAACTGGCTAGAAGCAAACTCTATAGATTTTACACCTTTAGAAGAAGATGTAGATGCTTTTCCTGATGAACCTACGCCTTTAGAATTTGTATTGATAAATGATAGGCAATTTAAGCTTATAAAAGGCTGGCAAAATACAGATGTTACCCAGTTAGAAGTGGGCGACTTTATTTACGATAACCTGTTTACAGAGTTCGACTACTGGGATAAAGCCCAATATTTAGGGGGTAATGTAAATATTAAAAGTAGCTGGAAGGTATTAGGGCAAACCAATTTAGAACCATAAAAACAAACGATATGAGTAAGCAAATTTTTCCACACAGTATAGAAATTACGGGCAGCCAAGATATAGATAAAAAATATAGGGTTGCCAATGATGCAGCACGTAATTTATTAATTACAAACCAAGCCATACAAGTAGGGCATGTTATTTTCCATGAAGCAGATGGCTTGCGTTACAAGTTAGAAACCTACCCTACAGCTGGTAGCTTAACAGGTGTAGTTTGGAAACGAGTAACACCAGCTTTATCTAGTGCTTTAAATAGCGGTGCTACAGATGTAGCAGCAAATTCTAAAGCAGTAAAAGACTTAAAAGACCTTATAGATAATTTAAGCTTTTTAGATGAAAGTAACCCACCTACTTTTATAGATAGTAACGATGCAGATAACTATAAAGATAGCATACGTTTTACCTTTACAGGTGGTGCTACTATAGATATTTCTATAAAAGACTTGGTAGATTTAGGAGCGTTAAACAATGCCAGTAAAAGAAGCGCATCAGATTTTATATTAGACTTTACTACGCTTGGTGGTACTACAGTTTCTGTAGATGTAACAGCATGGTTTGCTACCAAAAACGATGTAGATAAAATTACCATAAATGGTAACAAATTTACACTAATAAAACACCCAACTAATGCTGGTGCAAAAACCTTATTAGAAACCAACGATGTTATTATAGATGGTTTTTGGGATAACAACACTTACTGGGGTAAAGCCAAGTATTTAGGTGGTGGTGCAACCAGTAGAACCAATTACTTAGTATTAGACGAAATAGATTTAACTTAAAATAGATAACCATGAAAAAAATAATAATAGTACTGCTTTTTATGATAGGCAGTTTAGCAAACGCACAAACCCAAAAATTTAGTGGTAAAGTGCTTATAGGTAATGTACCTGAAAAAACTATGGCAGATAGCTTGCTGGTGTACGACTCTAACAAAATGGTAAAACATGTTAAGTACAGCAACTTGTTTTTAAAGTTCTTAGCAGATTTAGACCCTTATTTAGCAGCCAAAGCAGATACTGCTTGGGTTAATAGCAAAGGCTTTTACAATGCTAGTAATTTTATAGCTGGTACAGATTACCAAACACCATTAAGTAATGTGGCTTTTACTAATGTTGATAATGATTTTAACTCAAAACAAACTATTTTAACAAACGCACCTGAATTGGTGTTAAGAGATGTTAACGCAACTAATTCTTCTGAAATAGGTGGTTATTTTAGACTTTCAGAAGGAGCTGGAACAATGCATGGTTATTTTGGTATGGCATCAGATGATATTCAAATATGGTCTAGGAATGGTGAAATAAACCTACTTAAAAATACAAATGTTACAGGTAATTTAGATGTAGCAGGTACAGGGAGTTTTAATGGCTTAATCAATATCGCGACAGGGGTAGGTCAAGAAGTGATTAGATTTACTAATTCTGTAAATGGAGGATATACTAGTCTTTACTCTGATGGTTCTTTTGACCAAGCATTAATTTTAGATTTAGATGCAAGTGGTAATTCTACTTTTGAAAGATTAATGATTAGATATTCTGGGGTAGATAAGTTTAACTTTGATAATCTTGGTAGCTTTACTGCTCTTGATGGAGATATAAAGGTTGTAGATAATAATTATTTAGCTGTAGGTAATGATAGAGATTTAAGATTATGGCATACAGGCACTAATTCTTATATAGACAACAAAACAGGTGACTTATATATTAGAAACCAATCTCATGGTGATAATACTTATATTTCTGTAGAAGATTCAAGTGGACAGGTATTTAATGGGATAATAATTGATGAAGAAGGTGGTAAGGTTAAGTTGCAGTATAATAACTCTCAAAAATTAGCTACTACAAATAGCGGTATTGATATTGATGGTATTTTAGATGTAAATGGTGATATTAGAATAGAAAAACAAGCTAGACCATACTTATATTTTAATCAGTTAGCTAGCGGTTCTAGTTTTAACCTATCTCAAGATGACACAAATTTTGTATTTAAAGGAAGTAGTTCTGTAAATAAATTCAGATTTCAATTTGCAGGTGGCTCTTATGAACATGAAATCTATAGTGGAGGGATTAAAGTAGATGGCGATTTGGATGTAACAGGTACAGGAACTTTTTACGACCAAATTCATATAAATAAAGGCTCAATTACAGGTTCTTACCCTTTAAGATTAACCTCTAGTGGTGTTGATACAAACTTTGGTTCTTTAAATGGCGATTATTTTCATATTGATACACAAGCGCCAAATGGAGTTTACTTTTATGACAGGGTAACATCACAAGAAGGATTTAGTGGTAATGGCTCACAGCTTACAGATGTAGATGCTACAACTCTAAACACTTTTACAGATACAGACTTTGTAAGAAGCACAGGCAATGTAACTCAAATTATTACAGGAGAAAAAACCTTTAATGGTCTGGAGCTAATTATTAATTCTGAAGCTATATTCAATAACCAAGCTAGTTTCCAAGATGATTTAGTTGTTTTTGGTAAAACAACGGCTGGTACAAGTTTAACCATTGATAATGTGGCTGATTTATCGGCTATTATAAAATCTACCAATCTTACAAATAATAGGTACTTAGAATTACCTAATGCAGATGGAACTTTTGCTTTATTATCCGACATAGGTGATGGCTCGCAATTAACAAACGTAAATGCACAAACCTTAGATAGTTTAGATAGTACAGACTTTGTAAGAAGCACAGGCAATGTAACTCAAATTATTACAGGAGAAAAAACCTTTAATGGTCTGGAGCTAATTATTAATTCTGAAGCTATATTCAATAACCAAGCTAGTTTCCAAGATGATTTAGTTGTTTTTGGTAAAACAACGGCTGGTACAAGTTTAACCATTGATAATGTGGCTGATTTATCGGCTATTATAAAATCTACCAATCTTACAAATAATAGGTACTTAGAATTACCTAATGCAGATGGAACTTTTGCTTTATTATCCGACATAGGCGATGGCTCACAATTAACAAACGTAAATGCACAAACCTTAGATAGTTTAGATAGTACAGATTTTATGCGTAAAACAGGCAATGTAACAGAAACCATTACAGGTACAAAGAGCTTTAGTGGTGTTGGTTTGTTTAATAGTGGTATTGCTGTTTCAGGCTCAACACAAATAAATGATGATGGTATACTAATGCTAGGTTCAGGTTCTAAAAGAATTTCTACATCAGGCAAAGTAACAGCTGGTTCTTATAATGTTGGTACTGCCTTAAATACAGCCCCAGCATCTGCTACAGCTACAGGAACAGCAGGCGAAATTAGATACACAGCAGATTACATATACGTTTGTGTTGCTACAAATACTTGGAAACGTACAGCATTATCAACTTGGTAAAAACCAACTAAAATAAAATTATGAGTTTATTAAAAAGAATAGTAGAAAGTATTAAACCCGACAAGAAAGACCACAATATTTTAGGAGATATTGTAAATCCCATCATATATGTAGTAGCAGTGCTTTTATTTGGCTTAAATGGCTTTATATATGGTTTTATAGCCTGTTTAGTATTCCATTTTGGAATTGAATTGCTACAGTATATTTTTAAAACAGGCAAATGTGAATTTTGGGATGCAGTTAGTGGCTCTTATTCAGCAATATTAATTTTTATAACATATTTATACATTCAATTAACATTAGGAATTTAACCTATAAACCTTTTAAAATTAAAACCAATGACAACGAAAACAAATCAAATCATTAGAACAATTATACAGTACTTATCTGTTATTATTTTAGGCTTTTACGCTATTTTTAGAATAGCAGTGCCATTAGTAGAAAAACAACCTTTGTTTTTAGACAAGAATGATGGCTATGTAATACTGGTATGCTTATCATTAGCACTGGCTGTAGAAGTGGTTAAAAAGTTAATTGCACGTAAATCAGAAAAGCTATAAAACCCCATGTTAGAACTCTTAACCCTAAAAAATGTAATTGCAGTATTATCAGGCGCAACCACGCTATTTTTATCAGTAAAAAGGTATAGAAACTCTTTTAAAAAAGAGCGAAAAGAAATTTACAAAATACCAATGTTAAAACAGCGTATAAACTATTTGTTAAAAAGCTTAGAAGATAGTGTTGTTAGTAGAAAAATTATCTGTGCTACAGCAGAAGTAACAAATGGAGGTGGTATTCCTAGAATAGATAAGCCAATTTACATTAAAGCCTTAAACGCCAATCATGGAGAGGTGTTAAGGCTTTGGGGTAAAGATAAAACCAAATGCAGCCCAAATATGGAGAATGCTATATCTAACATGCTAAAAGATGGTGTAAGTGGTTTAGATATATCAGAATTTCAAATGAAAATGGTAGCCACTTGGGGTAATACTAGAGAAATAGCGCATGTGTTCTATTTTTTAATAGGTATAGATGGTAATAAAAGAGCATTAATTTTGTCTGTAAATTCAGATAGCTCAAAACCTTTAACACCAGCAGAAGAATTAATTTTCTTTAATGCAGCCAAAGAGCTTAAAAGTATTATAAATGAAACAAGACCCTATTACTGGCAACAAAAAATATTGTAAGCTGTTACTTTTATACGTGGGGTAATTCCTTTTACTTGGTGTGTTATTACTTTTACTTGGTGGGTGTAGCAAATTACTTTTATACGTGGGGTTTTGCCCTGTAAAATATTACTTTTACTTGGTGGGTTAATACCTTTATACGTGGGGTTTTACCCTGTAAAATATTACTTTTACTTGGTGGGTAAATACCTTTATACGTGGGGTTTTGACCTCAAAAAAATTGGTTTTTTGCACTTGGCAAAGCTTTTGTATTTCGCTACTGAATAGGTTTTTTATCTGTTCTTATAAACTTTCTTTTGTGTTATGGTAAAATGTATCGTAAAATTTAAAAGCCCTTAAAAGGGCTTTTTTTGTCAGCTTCTTTAAAGTGGTTTTTAACGTATTCTAAAAAATCTTCAGCATCTGCAAAGTCTGTTAAGTCTACCCAGTGCCCAAATTCAAACTGCGTGCCATTGTTATAACTAGCGTAGTCAGTTAAAAATAATTTTGCTGTTGCTGTAATTTCTTGTAGATTTGTCAT